TGCAAAAAATAGTGAAAATGCTGCGTTTCAGACACAACAATTAGGTGCTGAAATACGACAACTTGCAGCAAATACTGGTGAAGCATTGCTTCCAGCATTTAAGGAAGTAATTTCATCATTGGCTTCAGTAGTAAAATGGGTAAATACTGCTGATGACACTACAAGAAAAGCCATTCTTACCTTTACTGCATTTGCTGCTGCGATTGGGCCACTCGAATTAGCTATTGCAGGAGTCATAAAAGCTATATCACTGATTGGAGCCACAACTGGTGGGCCAGTGGCATTAGCAATAGCTGGAGTTATGCTATTTGTCGGTGCGTTAGCTTCATTAAATACTATTGCAAAAGAAACAGCTAAAAATAAAATGTTTGCTGATATTGCAGAACAAGTAAAAGAAGCACAGAAAGATTTCAAGGGTTTTAATGATGAAGCAGAAAGATTAGCCCAAAAAGTAAAGGAAATTTCCCGTGAAAAAGGTATTTCTACTTCTGATATTACAGAATATTTGATAAAAAATAAATTAGTAACAGATGAAGAAGCAGAACAATTATCAAAATTAGTTGAGCAAAGGAGAACGCTAGAAGCAAATGCACAGTCAGTAAAAGAAGCTGCTGCACAGAATGGTGTTATTACAGAACGCTTGAATGAAAACTTGCAGTATAATAAAGATATTGACCAAGTTATTGCATCGGTAGCAAAAAGTGAAGGTGTAAGTGAACTTCGTGTTGCAAGTATATTAGCAAATAATAAAGATATTACACAAGAACAGCGAGACCAACTTGCCCTTCTTATTCAGCAACTTCAGAAACAGCAGGATATGATTGATGCAATGGATTTGCTTGAAAGAAAACGACAAGAGGGATTACTTGGGGTACAGAAGTGGAATGAAAATGTAGATAAAGCAAATGCAGCACTTGCAGATTTTGAAGCTAAAAGAAAAGCTAACCCAGGAAAAGAGTTGGATTATCTTAATGATTACATAGCAAAACTTGAAAGTTTGGGTGTTACTTCTTTAAGGTTGTATGATGATGCTATAAAACTGCGGCAGCAACTTATGAAGCAAGATGCTGATTTGAAGAAGTTTGCTGAAGATAGAGATGCTGCGCTTGGTAATTATGAACTTAAATTAAAGGATATTGATGATGAGCAAAAGGCGTTTGGGTTATCTGATGTTGAGGTAAAGACTAAACAGAAAGCTGCACTTGAATCATTGATTACTTCTCTTATTGAGCTGAAGAATAAATATCCAAATTTTTGGGGGGCAGGGAATCAAGCCAATTTGGATAAAGCAATAAAAGATTGGCAAACACTTAATAATGTTATTAACTCAGGAGCAGATGCGGAAGATAAAGCAAATCAAGCATATACTGCAAGATGGAAGGCTATTGGTGAAAATGAAAGAAATAAGATTCTTGCTGCGGCTGAGTACAATGGGTTATTAAATCAAAATGCAGAACTTGCAGAAAAGCTTGGACTTACAACGTTATCATTTGATAGTCTTGCAATAAAAGACCTTCAAGAAATTCTTGATTTAACAGCACAATTTAAAAAAGCACTTAGTGACCAAGCTGATGCAACAAAACGTGCACAAGATGCTGATAATGCTAGATGGAAAGCAGCGGCTGAAGGATATGTTCGTGTACAAGCACAAAGTGAAAAAGCAGCATATGCACAATTGTATACTGAGGAAAATGTTATAAAAAGGGGTTATATTAACAGAAAACTTGCTGAAGTAGAACAAATTCATCTTATTGAAGAAGCAAATATAGAAAAATTGGAAAAGGCTGAAGAATTAGCACAGCAAGAAGCAGCAGTTTTACTATGGGAACAAGGTTATCTTTCGGAGCAAACAATAGATATACAAAATGCATTAAATGAATTACGTATATATAGTGAAGATAAATATGCAGAACAAGTTAAAATTTTAACTGCTGGTATTACACAAGATAAGATAGATGCTCTTCACGAGGTTGTAAAACGAGAGGGAGAACTTAATGAAGTAAGAATACAAGAGGCTGTGAAAATAGAAGGTGAACGATATAAGTTAGCATATCAAGCATACGCTAAGGGTCAATATATTAACGAACTAGAACAAGCTGATTTAGCCAAACGGTTTGCATGGGAGTCAACTAGAAGAAAATTAGCACGAGATGAAGCAATTCATATAGCTGAAGATGAACAAATACGGAAGGAGGAGGCAGCAAAACTTGGGCAGGATGCTGATAATCTTCGACTTACCAAACAAGCCTTAGCATGGCAAGATTATGCAGAAAAAGTTAAAACTATAGAAGATAATCTTACTAATCAGATATTATATGAAACAAATCAGCGTAAACGAATATTTTTGCAGAATTTGCTTGAACAAGTAACTGAACTCAAAAGGCAAGGTAAATCAGTTGAAGAAATAAATAAAGTAATAAATGATGAAACACTAAAATTTGATGCATTACGTGCAATACATGATGCTTATGATGAACTTCAAAACAAAGGCAAGTCGGCTACAGATATACTTATAGCTAATTTTGAGAGAATGCGTCAAATTGTTAAGGGGAACAGTGGAGATTTAAAGGAACTTGATGCAATTATCAAAGGCTTGAAGCTAAGCGAAATTGAACAAGCATTTTCTCAAACACTTGAAGGGCAAATTGCTACGCTTGAAGCACAGATTACTTATTGGAAAGCAAATGCAACAAGACTTGGCATTGTAATTCCTTCTAATATTTTAGAGCTATTATCCAACTATTCTACAAGTAAATATGCAACAGGAACAGAGGGAGCAAAACCCGGCCTTGCTTGGGTTGGAGAACGAGGAAAAGAACTTGTAGTTTTTAATGGTGGTGAAACTGTAATTCCAAATGAAGTAGCTCGAAAAATTCCTGGATATGCCGATGGAACTGTAAATCATCAGCTTGCACTTGATACAATGGCTATTCTGAAGAATATTCCAGGGTATGCTGGTGGTGCTGGTGAATTTTCTATAGATATAAAGACACCATTAGTACTTGATAATTTATTTAAACCATTATCAGATGGTGCTAAAAAGGCATCTACAGAAGTACAAAAACAAATTGATGCTATAGTTAATGCGCAAGCAAATATGTTACTTTCTTTAGTAAGGCAGCAGGAAAGAACTACTAATGAAATTTTAAAGATAACAAAAACTGAAGCGCAGAATCAAATTGATGATGTGCATAGGGTATATAAAGAAAAACGTGATGATGCTACATTGAATATAAAAGATGAAATATTACGTGCTAATATCATAAAGAAGCTTAATGAAGCAGAAGCAAAAGATATTGAGAAGATAAAAGCTGATTCTGCTGCAAAAGTTACTGCAATATTTCAAACTGAGCTTGAAAAGCAGATTACTGATGTACATAAAAATGCTGATGACCAGAAGAAAATTGTTCAAGACAATTTGGATACCCAACTTGCTCTTTTGCGGGAAAATTTTTTTAAAGATATGGATATGGCAGGCAATGATGCCAAGAAAAAGAAGGAGATTGAAGATAAGTATAATGCTGATATTATAGCGGCAAAACAAAAAGCAGCAGATGATTCTACTAAAATAGATGCAAAAGCTATGGCTGATATTGAGAAGATAAAAGCCGATTCTGCTGCAAAAGTTACTGCAATATTCCAAACTGAGCTTGAAAATCAGATTGCTAATGTACAGAAAAATGCTGATGACCAGAAAAAGGTTGTACAAGATAACTTAAATATTCAGCTTGCCCTTTTAAAAGATAAGTTTGATAAAGATATGGCTGCTGCTGGTGATGATGCTGATAAGAAAAAGGAGATTGAAGATAAGTATAATGCTGACGTTACAAAATTAAGAGAGGATGCATTAAATGGTATTTATACAATTGAAGCTAATGCTACAGACGAAATAAATAAACTGAAAGCTGATTCAGTTGATAAAGTAAAAGCTTTCTATCAGTCTGACCTACAGAATCAAGTTGATGCTATTGAAAAGAAGAAACAAGCTGATATTGATTTTGTAAATAAATCTAAAGCCAGTGCAGAAGATAAAGCGAAAGCTATACAAGCAATCAATGAGAAAGCAGCAGCAGATGAAATAAAACTGTATGCAGATAAAACAGTAAGTATTATCAATAATATTGGTTCAATTGTAAGTTCTATAAATGATATAGCAAATAGTTCAAATGAATCGACTGGTAAAACCATCTCAAGCATCGGCAATCTTGTTTCAGGAATTGGAAGTATGCTTCCTGGCATTGCTGGTGCTATTGGACAGGCAGCAGGTGCAGTAATAAGTGCAGTTGGTGGGATTTGGGATTCTATTTTTGGGAATGAAAAAGAATTTAAAAAAGATATGCTTGAGTTATCAAATACAACTGCAGATTGGAATATAAAACTTATTCAGACAACACTTGATAATCAGCTTAAAGCAATAGACACAGATAAGCAAGCAGAACTTGAAAAATTGGGTTATGTAAATGAGTATGGTGATGATTTAATTCAAAAGAATCTAGATACACAAATTAAAGCAATAGATAAAGAAACACAAAAAAGGCTTGAAGACCTGGGTTATGTAAACAAGTATGGTGAGGATTTGATTCAAGAGCATTTGAAAACACAGCTTGATGCAATAGATACAGAACGAAAAGCTGCACTTGAAGCACAACTTGATAAAGATAAACAGCTACAGGATAGCCTGCAGGAACAGCTTGAAGCAAAGAAAAAACAACTTGATGAAGCATCTTCAGTTGAAGAAGCAGCAGTTATCCGTAGGGAAATGCTTGAACTACAGGCGCAGAAAGATATTGTTGATAACCGTATTCAATCAGTTGCTGATGTAGTAAAGACTGAATCTGAACAGCTTGCCTTGGAGATAGAGGAAAAGAAGCAGGCAATAGCAACCGAAACAAATGAGCAGACGAGAGCATTGCTTGAGCGACAGCTTGCCGAACTTGAATCAAAGAAAGTAATTGCTGATATTCAAGCACAATATGATGCACAAGAAAAAGCTGCACAGGATGCTGCAAAAAAGGCTTCTGAAGAAAAAGCTGCAATTGAATTACAAGCAGCACATGATAAAGCTGATGCAGAAAAACAAGCTGCTGATGATAAAGAAAAAAGAGATGCAATTGAACTAGAGGCAGCACATAAAAAAGCAGATTTGGAAGCAAAAGCTGCTGCTGATATGAAGAAATGGCAACATGATAAAGCAATATATGATAGGGATGTTGCAGTAGCACAAGCTGAAATTGCACGGCAGAAAGCAATTGCTGATTTGGGTAGCAAAAACTATGATAAGAAAGCACAGGTAAATGCACAATATGATAGTTTGATAAACACTATCAAGAGTGTGCCAATTCCTGCTGCGGCTGAAGGTTTAATTGTAAAGCCATCAGTTGGTGGAACATTGGTACGAGTAGCAGAAGCAAATGTGCCTGAAGCTATTGTGCCATTAAACCGATTAAATGAAGTGTTGGCAACAATGAAAACGATGCAGCCAGTAGCTACAATGAATGAAGCAAATATGATGCATCTAACAGTAATGATGGATAGTAAGCCATTCCTAGAGAAGATATTCCCAGCTTCCAAGAATGGGCAGATATTGATTTCAGCAAGAGCTGTTGTATGAGGGTAAAGTAGTGAGAATAGCATATACCAATTATTATGATTTAGCTCAATATATAACTCCATCAAGTACAACTACAGGATACTCTATACTCAACACACAAGATGAACGACTAACTACAGTATGGAAGTCTGATTCTGCAACAACACAAACAATTATTGTTGACCTTGGTGCTGCATACTCAATTACTACATTTGGGGTGCTTGGGCATAATCTTGTTGCTACAGGTACTTCAGTTATTGGGAATAGTACAGTAGGTGGGGCTGGAACGTCAGCAATGACATGGATAACAACTGGGCAATCATCTGCACAAATAATTACCTATAATGCAGGTGCTATGGTAAAGTTTGTAAGTCCTATGACATATCAATACTGGAAGTTTACATTTACTGGTTTGACAAGCCCATTACAAATTGGAAGATTGTGGGTGGGCACTTATCTACAAGTTGACCCCAGCAGTCTGCTTGATTTTACTGTAACCTACAAAAATGATGATGTAGTTGTTTTTGGGAAGGGTAGGCAGAAATTTGCAACAAAAGGTGTAACATGGCGGGAATTTAACTTTTCATTCCCAGAATCTTCTCATACAATGGTTTCAGCAATAAAGACAATGTATGAAACGGTAGGTAATCATGGCAGTGTCATTTTCTGCAACTTTGATGACCTAACAGACTATGCTTTAGTGTTGCCTTGTTATTGTAGTATAGATGGTGAGTTGGCTTTTCAACATTCTGAACGGATGCGGTTCAAATATGGTTTGAAATTACTTGAAAACAGGTAGGAGTAGCTAAATGACATTTAACCAACTTGCACAATTATCAGTCTCAAAACCGATTGTGCTGGTTGAAATGGATATTAGTGGTACAACACACTATTATTCATTTGAAAGTTTTACTCCAGTTAACTCCACTCATTTCTATGAAGGAAGATTACACCAAATATTCAGTATCTCAAGAACCCGTGATGCAACATTCTTTGGGAGAATGGTGCTGAATGGTGGTTCAATCAGCTTAATCAATGCTGATGGTGAATTTGATGCTTATGGTGAAGATGCTGGTTTTGTTCCACTTGTCTTTGATGGAAGCTGGAAATTTGATGGTACTCATTGCTGGAATGGTGCAAAAATTCCAAGTATCTATGGTAGTCAAGTACGAATAAAGTATGGGTATGATTCACTTGATATAGCTTCCTATTTAACAGTCTATACAGGCTATATAGAATCAATTTCATTTGATGAACAGTATTTTACTGTTGGTGTTATTGAAAACAGGAAAAAGTTTGATACAAAAATAAAGTTTGATTGGACTGATAAAAATGCCCTTACAATTATTGAACAAGCTATTACTTTAGCTTATCCTACTATTACTTATACATCAACCTACTATAATACAACAGTATGGGATGCAGCAAAAGCACTTGCTCCAAACATATCAGTTGATATGGTCAATGAAGCAACAGTAACAGAAGTTATTGAACGAATTTGCCTTTCAATATTTGGTGAATTTGTAGTTGATGGTGATGGGAGGTACTCATTCAAATACATCAACCCTGATGCTACTCCAACAGTAACAATTCCTAGAACTGATATAGTAAATGCTCCTTCTATTTCTTATGATACAAGTCAGATTATTACTTCAGTCATTGTTGACTGTGATGTAACAGAAGATTTGGCAAATGGCAACTATAAACTACAAGTGCATGATAACAGTAGAAAAGGGCTTATCTTTGCCCGGTATCAGATTTACAAAGAGCAGGAGTTTGTTACTTATCTTCAGACAGCAGCACAAGCAGCTTCGCTTGCTACAAAACTGCTTGACTATTATCAAGATGCTCATGCTATGACGACAATTACTGTGCCAATGAAGTATTATGCACTAGCTGTTGGGGATGTTATCTATGCTGATTTGCCAAGAGGAAATAGCAGTATGCTTGGTGTAAAGAAGTATGAGATTATGGGTATTACCTATAACCTCGAACAAGCAATGATGGATATGAATTTGAGGATGACCTATGATTAAACCATATACTCCGCCACAAGAAACAACTGAAGTTCAGATAAAGAAAGCAATAGGTGCAGAAGCACAGATATATCTTGGTTCATTCAGTTCTGTACCTACAACAGCATTTGATGGACAATATTTTGTGCAAACATCCAGTCCATATGGTATATATTTGTATACTGAAGGTGCTTGGGTGAAGCAGACTGCTCCAACAAATGATATGATTTCAAGAGCTGCATATGATATTATGCTTGCAGTTAGAAATGGATATGGCACTTTGACTGATTACATAGAATCTGGTAATGATTTTTCACAAGCATTGGTTTTGTGGCTTGAAGCTGTCTATATTCATATTATTACTGGTGGTGCATTGTATGCAGGTGATAGATTCAGTTCTACAGGCACAGTTATAGATGATACAAAAGATGGTTGGTATTTAGGAGCTGGAGATAACGTTGGGTGGTGGGTACGAGGAAAGAATCTTGATTTAACATTTTGCGATAGTTCTGGCAATGTTGTGGGGCATTTTGGTGCAGATAATATTCTTTTTGATACTATAGATTACAATACATCACTTGGATACTATGGAATACCATATAGTGCAGATGGTGATAAGAATGTTGCTGTGGGATATAGTTGTTTACATGCACTTACTACAGGATTTGAGAATATTGCTATAGGAAATAATGCATTAAATAAAAACACAACCGGCTATTATAATGTAGCAATAGGGACTCAGGCATTGCAAGAATGTACAACAGGAAATACAAATACAGCAGTGGGTTCACAGTCATTACTTAATACAACAACTGGTTATCAAAATGTTGCCATAGGTTTGCAAGCATTACGTGAAAATATAGATGGATACATGAATGTTGCCGTGGGGCCACTAGCACTTGATGCAAATACTTCTGGTTACTTGAATATAGCAGTTGGTGCAACGGCACTTTATAATAATACTACTGGAAATTGGAATAATGCTGTTGGAGTTGGTGCTTTGTGGGGCAATACTACTGGTGTCCACAACATTGCATATGGGTTTTATACCTTGTATCATAATGGCACTGGCTATAACAATATGGCTATTGGAAATGAAGCATTATATAATGCTACTAATTTATCACATAATATAGCTTTGGGGCATCAGTCTTTATATGCGCTTACGAATGGTGCTGAAAATATATGTATAGGTAATGCTTCTGGTGGTAATTTACAAGCAGCAACAGGAAATATAGCAATTGGTGAAAATGCCTTACTTGGTGCAGAAGGAGCTACAGCACAAAGTAGCTATAATGTTGCTATTGGTGTACAAGCATTACAATCTGCAAATGATGCTGATAACAATGTAGCCGTGGGGTTTAATGCATTAGTCTCAAATACAAGTGGCGGTGGCAATGTAGCAATAGGCAATCAAGCATTACCACAAGTAACGACAGGATATTACAATACTGCACTAGGGTATCATGCTGGGTATGATGCTACAACACAAACAAATATTACTTGTCTTGGATATAATGCACAAGTAACAGGCTCTAATCAAGTTCAACTGGGGGATTCATCAACAACAACATATGCCTATGGTGCAGTGCAAGACCGTTCTGATAAACGGGATAAAGCTGATATACAGCCCACAAAACTTGGGCTTGACTTTATTAAGAAATTGAAACCAGTAGATTTTAAGTGGGATTTTAGAGAGGATTATATTGAAAGGATTGAAGAAAAAGACGAAAAAGGAACTGTTACCGTAAAAGAAATAGTGCATAAGAAGGATGGTAGTAAAAAGAGAAAAAGATTCCATCATGGGCTGATTGCACAAGATGTGAAGGAAGTAATGGATGAGATGGGGATTGATTTTGGTGGGTATCAAGACCATTCTATCAATGGAGGCAGAGATGTGCTATCATTAGGGTATGAGGAATTGATTGCACCAATGATAAAAGCAATACAGGAACAGCAAAAGATAATTGAGGATTTGGAAATGAGAATAAAGAAGCTGGGAGGATGAGGATATGGCTTATTTAAGTGCAGTAAGTTCACTTGATAATGTGATACAGTATGAAATAGATGACCCTACTCAAACGATAGGTGGGGCTGGTGGTGGAGCTAATGCTCAAGCACAAGCATTACTAAACAGAACGAAGTACATCTATGATAATTTCTTTAATAGATTAACACAAACACTTGATAATGTGCCAGAAGGCACATCATATAAGCGCATCCAAGCGGCGATTGCTGATGCGCTCAATGGCGGAAGTTATAAGGGCAATCTCATGCCATATACCGGCATGATGAAATCAGGGACAGTAACAAGTACAAACTCAACAACACCACAATCAACTGGCATTAATGTAAATGCGTACGAATATGCCAAAGATGTACTATTGATGCTGAGCGGACACAATGCCACTGGTGATGCTACGTATACTGCTCTCTACCACTTGCGATTTGGCTATGACGGAAATTACTGGCAAGCAACATTACTCTCCGCACAATCCCCCGGAGGTGGGACTGATAACAAATTTGCATTATCGGTTGTGTCTGGAGTCCTGCATATAAATACAACATCAGCAATAAATTTCCGCTGGACGGCGCTTGGGAATTATACGCTCTAGGAGGGCTGAAATGATATATCAAGAAGCATGTGGCTGCGTACATTTTGAGGATGAAGAAGGTAATCCGAGGGTTTGTGCTCCAGGGCAATCTCTTGATGGTATGCCGCCAGAAGTTATTGAACTTGCAAAAAATTGGACACCTGAGCAAATCGCAGGGCATGATGCAACAGCACAAATAGAAAAAGCACTAGAGGAGCAAGCTGAAGCTACAAGGCAGATGCTCTTTGCCGAATACGACCACATGGTTGACATACTGAATAATATGCACCGAAGAAAAGACATCACTGATGCTGAATACGAGCAAAAGCTCGCTGCATTAGATGCATATGCCGAAGCACTCCGAGCAATGAACGACACACCAGGTTGGTATCTCAATCCGCAGTGGCCGCCGAAGCCGGAGGTGTAATCGTGGAAACCGTCATTAAGACCGCTATTGCATTAGTAACAACAGCAATGCTTACAAGACATTTGCAATTACTTATAACTAGAAAAACCCAAAATTATACTAAAATAATTATAAGGAGTTTACTATGCAAGTAACATTTGATTTGGCAGCATTGCTTGGTCTTGGCGTTTCAGTTCTTACTATTATAGGATTGTTTATCGAGATTAGTCGATATCGAAAGGAGCGTGAAGAGATGATTCGTAAGCAAACGCAAGAGCAGGATAAAACAGATACAAAGATTGACCAGATACTTGCAATGTTGAAAGACCTTAAAGAAAACACATGCCTATTATATGAAGCTGTTATTCCATTGCTTGAAGGTCAGAAAGTTTCCTTAATGAAAATTGCTGAGATGGAATTGAATGGTGATATAAAAAAGGCTTTAGGTGATGTAACTGCAACACAAGATAAATTGATGAAGCATTTGACAAATTCATCAGTTGGTGGAACATTCCAGAAGGAGGTTATGCATTGAGTAGCAAAATTGAAGATTTAGACCTATGTTGCCAAGATGCAGCAAGAAAAACGCTTGATGCACTTAATGCTGATAGCGAGCTGAAAAACTCTGGTGTTGCTGGGTGGCTTGTCATAGAAACATTACGTCCTATCCAATCACAAATTGCTTACGCTTCACGACTCATGGCTTCCTATGTTGAGCAAAAGTATCGTTCTGTTGCACTTGATTTTGTAAAAGCGTGCTACAAATTAGCAAATCTACAAGCTCCACCTGATGGTGAGTGTTTCAAACCAATTACTTGGACAATGAGAAGTAAGCATCTGGATGGATTAGCAATGGATATTGCACCACTCAAAGCTGATGGGAAAGTATGGTGGGATGCACCAATGCATATCTGGATGAGAATGGCAACAATTGCTGAAAGTTATGGGTGGGAAGCTGGAGTTCGCTGGCCTGATGACCAGCAAGATTCACCTCACTTGCAATGGAGAGAAAAATGAGTGCTGGTTTTTTACAGGAGCAAGATGGTTCTAAATCTTCAAGAAGATTATTTGCACTTTACTTTGCATTGCTTTCTGGTGAGCTATTCAATGTAGGTGCATGGACTGGAAATATGGCTGGGGTATATGGTGGAATGTTCTGTGGGTTTGCTGTGTTAATTTTGAGTGGCTATACAACAGTTAGTGAGATAAAAGGATTAGTTACTTCTATTAAATCCAACTATCCGGAAAAACAAGATAGTTCAGAGATTGCTCACTATGTTGATACTACATCAACATATGAGCCAAAAAATTGATGTTGTTGGAGGAATACTATGAAAATTAAGCTGGTTTTTGATGATGGGACTGAAACTGAAATTACTGAGCAGGGGTTGAAAGAGTTAATGAAAGTATTAAAAGTATTAGGGGATGGAAATAATAAAGAGAAAACAGGAATACCATATGTTATCCCATGGTATCCAACTGAATACCCATATGGTACTTGGATAGGGCCAGATGGGACATCCCATTATGAAATTCATACACAAGAGTGCTGGGAGGTAACATGAATGAACTATGGAAGAAAATTCCGGTTACTATTCGCTATGTTCTTATTGGGTTACTCATTGGCATTGCTATCAGCGCAGGAATCTTTACCATCATTACCAGAAACGAGTTATCTGCTCTCAGAGAGCGACAAGACAAAGTTATTGCAAGCCTTTCAGCTCTTGGCCGACAAATTGAAGACGGCAACACAAAACTTGCAAGCCTCGGAGCAAGCCTTGCAGGACTTGAAAAATCAGTCAGCGATAACGGAACAGCAGTACAAAATATCGCAGGAAAAGTTAGTAGCATTGGAAACAGCATATCAGCAATTGACAAACGAATTGGACTCGTTGAAGCAAGAGAAGGCGATGTTACTCAGCGACTATCAGAACTTGCAAACAGCTTTAGCGAATTTGGAAAGCAAATATCAGGCTTTGGAGCAAGCATCGAATCAATTAAAACAGGATTATCAGGCATTACAGGAAGCCTACAAGACGCAAGTAGCATCGTTCAATACATTGAATCAATCATTCAAGGACTACCAGAAATCGGTTCAGGCACTAAAAAATAAATCGCTGATACTTGAAATCATCATTGCAGGATTAGCAGCAGGATGGCTACTTGATGTAGTTGGTGTGTTTTAGATAGTACATATAATCGTAAACAAAAGGAGAAAAACAGGATGCTATTCATACGAATAGAAAGAAATGTAAAGTCATATGAGTACAAGCAGAATCCAAAAGCAGAAAGTAGTTATCTAAATAATACAAAAAACAACTTCCTAGATAAATTTGAACTATTTGATGATGAAGCATTACTGTTTGAAGCAAAATGCCAATCTGTAGCTAACTCTCCAAAAGCAAGATTTTCCAATACTATAGCGGCAGGGCAATTCAATCTTGTGTGTTTTATCAATTTACATAAAGCTAACTATGTAGCTCATGGTATTTGCAATACTTCAACACTTGGCTATGAATGGTTAAGTGAAAAAACAGTGAATGAAGACTTCAGCCACAGTATTCACAATAATGAAGAAATGCAGCCAGTGATATGGAGTACTGGTGATATTATTCTTCATAGAAGTGATTTTGAAGCATTGAATACTATTCTTACAGCATACCATATTACACCATATACATTACTTGATGGGGAAATTGTAGACATAGAATAACATGGAGGAATCATGCCAAAATCAACTATTATTGGTGATATTGTAAAAGAATATTTAACAAAATATCCTTATTCAAGCACACGATATATAGCAAAATTGATATATAAAGAAGTGCCACAGCTTTTCAAAGAAGAAGAATCAGCCCGCCTTATTGTGCGGTACTATCGAGGTGTTGCTGGGGAAACAAACAGAAAAAAGTTAAGCCCATTTTCATATAAACCACAGATTGTGCTTCCTGAACCTGATGAAGATGATAGTTATGAACCCTATTTACTGGAAGGTGATGTTTACCCAATTCTTGTTGGAGCTGATGCCCATATGCCATTTCATAATCAAGATGCAGTGGAAATGTTCTTTGATTATGGATTGAAAATCAAGCCGAAAACCATTTTGCTTCTTGGTGATTGGCTTGATTTTTATTTGCTTTCCCATTGGGTTACTGACCCTAGAAAACGAAATGCAGAAGATGAATTAGCAATGTTCAATAAGCTACTCACACAAGTACGAACTACATTTCCAGATGTAAAGATAGTATTCAAGTATGGCAACCATGAAGAACGATGGGATGATTATGTAAAAACACATGCTCCTGAAATATTCCATGTTCCTACAACACATCTTAGAGCACAGCTTGACTTTGATGCACTTAATATTGATGTTGTGAGCGATAAACGTATTATAAAAGCTGGGCATCTCTACATCATTCATGGGCACGAGTACAAATTCAATATATCGAATCCAGTTAACCCTGCACGTGGGCTATACTTACGGGCAAAGAAATCAGCAATGTGTGGGCATTTTCATCAAACATCTGAACACACAGAATCAGCTATCAATGGGGACATAGTTACTTGCTGGAGCATTGGTGCATTGTGTGGGCTACATCCTGAATACATGCCACTCAATCGCTGGAATCTTGGTTTTGCTACAGTAGATATGGTTAATAACTCTTTTGTTGTATCAAACAAAAGAATTATTAACAATAAGCTAGTGTAAAAGTTCAAAGAATTTCGCTACCTTTGAACTATTATAGTCCCGATGCTTGGAGCGGGTCATCTCCAAGCTCTTTTATTGGTACATATGGTATGTAATTTTTACATGGTGATTTTTGTTTTTTCCAATCAATCCAAAAGTCAGAATCTTCATCATCAGTATTTCTAACAAGTCTTTTGCATGTTATACATTGGCTGATATTCTTTCTATTCCCCATACACCTATTCAATGTTTGTAAACTCATTTAATTCTCCTTTACAGTGCTTACTCCATAGGTAGCACCATCAATCTCTTCATTTTCTTTTACCACAACAAATGTCTTGTCGGCAATATCTTGCACAAACTCAACATTGTTACTGCTGTTTGAAATAATAATGAATTGAAGTGATAATCGTTTTGAAAGTTCCTTTATCACTTGCCACGCCGTTTCCTGCAACGCCGGCGGCTGTATCTTTTGAATCGGCTCATCAAGAATCAGTACATTATCAGTTTTGCCCAATGACCATGCAGCAATCCGAAGTGCAAGTGAAGCCATATCAACAACACCACCACCTGTTGCTCCATAAGGCCCAACTTCTATCTGATGCCCATTCTTTTTGAATACAAATGATGCTTCAGTTTTCTTGTACTTCACTACAAACTCAAGGGAAAAAGTGTATTCATCAGGAAATAGTGCATTTAGCCCAAGGTTTACTACGTTCTCAATATGAAATTTGAGCTGTTCCTGCGTCTTTTGAGCAACCGTTTGAATGAATGCTTGTGCTTTTTCAAGTGCAATCAATGATTCTTTCTTGTTATTCATAACAAATTGCTTGTCTGAAAATTGGTTCATAAGGAGTGTCTTTCTACCTTCTGCACGAGCAATCTTCAGCTTATAATCTTCAAGTATCATATAGCACCCCAATCAGTAATTGTTTCAAGTTTATCAAGCAATTCTTGTTTTTCTTCTTTTTTCTCCTTGATGGATGCTTCAATTTCTTCCAGCTTTTTGAGGCATTCTTCATCATCATTGATAGAAAACTCTCTCTTCCATCGAGAACGAATGTCATCAGTAAGAGCTGATGCTTTGATGTTCTCTTCCTTCATCTTTGCAATTTTCTGCTTGATTGCTTCGAATGTTCTTGTGTCCATTGTGTTAGTCCTCCTTTACTTCTTCTTTTGCTTTCTGCACCAATGTATGTATCATTGCAATAGTTGCTTCATCAAGTGTAGCCTTATTTTCGCTAATTGCCCTTTCAATATTATCTTCTATTGATAGTGTAAAGTTATCCATGCTTTTTGCCATTTCTACAAATGCACTAATTCTATCTTCCCTATCTTCTTCAGCTTTAATGTAGGAATCAGTAACAAGTGCAATGTTATCTTCAATGGCAATTTTTTCAATAACCTCCTTTTCTGTATCAATATAGTAGACAACTGGTTGCTCCATCTCATTTACTTTTTGTCGGTTGAAGTGCCCAGCATTGACCAAATACCGTCCATCTTTTGACTTGTACACAAACGATTTGTGCATATCTCCAGTAAATATCCATTTATAGTTTGTAAGTGCATCAAGAAATTCTTGTGCAGTAATTGATTCTCCATTAGGGGGCATATCTTCTGCACTTTCAAACACAAGCTGATGGGTGAAAAGACAATCACTATTAGGATGCTGAACTTCCTGCCCAAAATGATTATAAGCTACATCAAGTTCTTTCATTGGTCTAAGATAAGGGCTTTCCATATTCTCTGCAATATGATAGGGGATACTGATGGTAGATTCTTCAAGATGTTCCATTGAATGCCCATACAAATCATGGTTTCCAATGATGAAGTACACCCCATACCTTACATGGGTAGTAAATTCAAGAAACATAGAGGAAACTATTTCTGGAACGATAGCACTATTGAATAAATCCCCACCAATAATGATTGGGCATTTTCGTTTGTTTGCTTCTTCTGCAAGTTGATAGAGTTGATTTTGTTGTGTTTTCATCCAATCACTATCAAGTCTGCATCGTGGCCTATTTGCACGAAGGTGCATATCTGCGGTAAAGATAAATTTCATATTGCACTCCCATTCTTTAATTGTGCCCCACAATATGGGCAGGTATCAGGTAGTGATTTTTCAAGCTCATGTAGTTTTTCAGTGTTTATCTTGATTGTTTCATTCATATCAATGTACTTCTCATATAAATCATAGAGTGTCTCATAAAGCTGTGTTTCCTGTTCAATTTTATCTGAAAGCTCATCAATGCTTTCAACTATTTTTGCGGCTTTTTGCGCTTTTTTTGCGCTTGTGAGTATATGCTGTTGCTCTTGATATGTGCTATAGAGTGATTGCAAAGTATCATATTCTTCTATTTCTTCCTCAATAGCTTCCGTAAGAGTATCAATTTTCTCAACAAGAGCAACAGCAGAATGCTCAATAGTTTGTGCAATAGATAACTTTTCCTGTGCTTTTGTGTAAGTTGTAAGCATTTCTTGCAGTGTGGTATATATTGTACTATCTGCTTCAATTGCTGTTTCAAGTGCATATATTTGAGTTAGCAATTCTTTTGCAGAAGGAATCCAACTATAGGAATCAATCTGTGCCTGCATACGTTGTAGCTCATGTTCACTTTCCTGAATCTCTTGATTGGTTCTTCTGCGTAGAATCTCTGCTGTGCTTTGAATTTTATCAATCAGCTCAAGATGGATAATTCTGTTCAAAAACCTTGCTACATCTGCTCCACTATCTCCAAGCAAAAATGGCTTATCAAACTGATACTGAACATTTACATCACTAAGATTCAATTTTTCTAGTACAGCATCAGGAACAGTTTGCCCAACGGCTTCAAGTACTGTTTCATCTAGTTCATAGCCATTGAAATCACCTGAACGCTTTCGCTTTATTCTTATGCCATTATCCATTTCAAGAATAACAAACGTGGGCTTTACTGCTTTATCGTTCCTATCTCTGTTCCAAAAACTAACCATGCTCGTTCCAGATGGCTTATTTTTGTGAACCCAGTAAATACCACGAACAATGCTTGACTTACCATTATCGCTCTTTCCTGATATAATATTTACTCCACTACTCAACTCAAGTTTTGTATCTTTGTGAGATTCAAAATTTCTAAGATGAATATTCTTAATCAAGGTGTACCTCCTTTCTCTAACTATATTATATCACATTATGCTCCGTTTTCACGAATTTTGTTTAATTTTTCTTCAAGTTTTTTCTTTACTCTGGGGTCATTGATATACAGCCAATGATTGCTTTTTTCATACTCACTACGAATCTCTGATTCCCATTCAAGAAAATACTTTTCAAGCTCATCAACAAACATTTTCTTGAATCTTACTATTGGTAAGTACAATACATTGGAAGGTTGTGGCAATTCTCCTATGCATAACTCCCATGCCGTATTGATAAGCTGTGCTGCTTTTCTTCGTTCATAATCAATACCGAACGAAGTTTTTCCTGTACATGGGTCAATATAATGTGGCTCTTTCTCATACTGTTCTTTTGTTATTTTCATTGGTGTTATTGTAACAGTATGATTGCTATATATGTCATCAAGAATACTGATAATTTTTATGGTATCATACTCAACATAGTAGATGGTATCAATGCATATTTTGTATGCTCTCATTGTTGTTTCCTTTATTTCATAAGAGGAACAAGCTTTTTTATTCGTTCAATATTCTTATCCAAATCTATTTCTGCTGCCCGTTTCAATCCTTTCGTTTTGCATATTAAACATGCTTCACCAGTATAATCTTTATCATCATCAGCTTCCATTATGCTTTTGCAATATGGGCACATCCATTTCCGAAGATGAGCTTTGATATATTGTGTAATATCTTCAACTGGGTTTACTGTTTCAACAAATAATTTCCCACCATGATTTTCTTCTACAACAAAGCAAGCAATTGTTGCAAGGTATCTATCGGTTATTCTTTGAATAACTAATGATGATTGCTTTGGATAATCATAGCCTTGCTTTCGTATAAGTTTCTTGATGTCAGTATAAGGAATTTCAGTGATTGTTCCGTGGTCAGTTGTGTAAATTGTTTTTCCACATAATCTCCATGCTGAGATAAAGTTCTTTTTGTAGTAAATATGCACTTTTTCTGAAAGCACACCATTGAAACTTACAACAGTATTATCATTCTTTGTATACGGATGTGGAATTTCATCCCAAAGTTTTTCCCATGTTTCAATACCATAATCATGTGGGTTTACAACCATCCCTTTGTATGCTTCTTTCAGTTTTGCTTCAGTAAATCGTTCTTTATTATCAGGAAACCCAAAATCACAGCCAGCAAGAAAGATAGTGCCATAGCCAAGCATGTCAGCAACAAATAGTTGCATTGGCGGTGAACATGCAAACAATGCAAATTCAGTTCGTATGAGAAATCTGAATTGTGGATAGCGTATTCCCTGTCCAGTATCTTCACGTTTTGTATACATACTTTTCAATGTATCTTTATAGAATGAGTGCTCTTTCCCATTACTTTGAATGTAAAGAAGCAGTTCATTCGGCCATTTCTCAATTAAATCTGGATATACTGTTGGTGTAGCAACCAGTTTTGTATTTGTTTTTGACCAATCAACATCTTCAATTTCACTATACATACAGAATGGGTCAAGGGCAACAATATGAGTGGGTATAATGCCGTGTCGTACAAGTGTTACTGCATGACTTGTAGTACAGAATATTCCACCTTTCCAGTCCTTCAAATACTTTATGCTTTTATCAAGTGAAGGCCCAGAACCAATAATAATTGCTGGCGGTTTTTCTTTTCCAATACCAACTGCTTTTGGTTCATCTGCAATATCTCTTGCACGACCTTCACTTATTGCTGTAACAATAGGTTGCCAATTTGTTGCTGCATTCAATAATTCATGGATAAGTTGCATCCTCATAGTTACATCATTATACTGAGATGAATTGAGTTTTTCACTTGCCTCATCTGGAAGATTCACAATATCAGATTGCTCACTCATTAGTATATTCTCCTTTCCAATTTAGAAATGCTTTTATTTGTCTTTGAAGTATTGAAACTTGATGGTCAAAATCTTTTCCTCTTTCTATATAAAAATGACGAATATGAATATTTTTTGCAAGATAGTTTTCTATTCTGCAACCAGCAGAAAGTTTCCATCCAGGCAAAAATAATACTAGGTCAGCTTTCATCATTTCAGCAATACATGCTTTCATTGATTTTTCCCATGACCAATCAAACCCACATGCTCTTGTTGGGTTAAAACAAGAATGCCCATATGATTCTATTATTTCTTGTGTAGCAGCAAACAATGGAATGTTATGATTTTCCACATTTGTTATGGGTGCAGAAATGTAGACATACATATTCTATCTTCCTTATTGCTGATTGCTATTTCCTGCATATTTTGTTTTAATCTGTTGCATACTCTCATCTTTCCACAATGGAACATACCCATAGATTCTTGAGTTTCTTCCCTTTAATATCATCTTTTCCATCAATGCTTCACATACTTCAAAGTCATGCGGGTAGTCTATCTCAAAGCATTGCCAATCTTCAATAGGAAAGAGATTCCACTTTATCTTTTTATCGACTGGTTTTGTATCAATCTCAATATCAGTTTGGGGATTTTTCGACCAAGTATTGAAGTAGTAATCACGAGTTCCTACTGAAGTTCCACCACCTAATTTTGAATACTTCCAGAACTTATCGGCTATCTGCATCTGTGCTTGATACAAGTCTCCAAGGCTTTGTGTTTGAAACCTATCATAGTATGAACCTTTTACATGCTTTAAAATAAATGTTTCCTTGAATGGTGCTGCATCAGTCAAATAGTCAAGTTGGTTCTCTTTGAATACTTCAATCATTCTATCAAGCTGGCCTGGCTTTCGTAGTGGTGAAGTGGGAAGTAATGTAACGAGTATATCTGGCTTCATGCCATAGTTTGCTTCTATAATGTTCAGTGCATGAAGAAACGGCACTCCAGCGGTAATGCCATTATCCCATACTGGCCGCATAATTACTTCCACTCCATAGAATTTTCCAATCTCAGCATATGCTTCTGAATCTGTTGTTAGAAACACAGCATCAATTTCATGTGATGTTTGTGCTTGAATAATTGACCAAGCAAGCAATGGTACATTGCATAATAGCCTACCATTTTTGTTTGGTGTTCGTGTACTTCCACCTCGTGCTGTTACAATTGCTATTGTCATAGTTATTCTCCTTTCTCTTTTGAACGTACTGCTAATGCAGCTTTTTTCATATCATCATAGCCAATTATCTCACGAATCAAGTCAGCTTGAAATTCGAGTGCTTTCTTCAAATCACCTGATGCCAATGCTACATGCCATGATACAGAATAAGCCACAAATAGAGCATCAAACTCTAAATCAGCAACAAGTGGAACAAATGACTCTAAACTTTCTTTTGTTTTAGTAGTTACTGTGTATGCCCATAGCATTGTATCTTTCAATTCTTCTTTTGTCGTCTTTCCTTCAAGATAGTTTTCTGTTTCTATTACTGCTGCTTTTGTTCTGATGTCATGGATATAATCCCATGCTACAGTATTATTTTTATATGGTGTTTTTCGTATGCACTCACATGCAAACTTTCTTAACTTGTGGTCATCATGGTAATCACCTTTTTCAAGTATCCACAGGAACCAATCAGAACGATTGCACTCTTTCCACAGCACATCTAAATCATCTGTTGAGTGCCAGAAGGTATTTCCATTCATACAAAGATTTATCATATTTCTAAGCCTCTTTAATATGATTATTATCATAAAGAGTAGTATATACACTTCTTACTATATAAGAAAATGTATATGCAAGCCTCTCTTCTGATTTTCCACATTCTGTTCCATAGTATGTTCTTTTCTTTGCTACAAATCGTTCATATGCAAAAGCAGCATGTAAACATTCGTGAGCAACAATACTAGCTACAAGACATTCCTCATTCAGAAACATATAGCCATATTGCTTTCTATCAAGATGCAATATTGGTGAAAACATGCCAAGTGTATTGGAAAAATCCTTTTTCTTTAATCTACTGCTTTTGAATATGGCATCAATATTTTCTCTCATTAGTTCTGGGGTTTTACTTACATGAAGCTCAAAGTAATACTTAGCATCTTCATCAAAAATCTTGTATACTGCTGTACTCATAATTTACTCAATGCTTTACTATATGTTTCAGGCCAATGTTGCTTGATACTCAATTTATGTTGTTCCCCAATCAGTAAATGTAAACCTGGATTATCTACATATCCAAGAATCTTTGGTGGCAGATGCACTACAGGGTCTCCATATGTTTGCACATTTACAATTTCTATATTTGGTGCAATTCTAAGTTGCTTAATCCAAGCTACACGAGGAGTTGCAAAAGTAATAACCTTAACTGATGCTCGTATCAAATCACAAACTTCTGTCGTAGCAATAAGTGCAAAGGCTCCACCACAAGAATATCCGCTTATGATTGCAGGTAAGTCCGCTCTAAATCCTATATTGTTGAACGCATGATAAAATGCTTTATAGTAACCACCATGATACCAAGACTGAGGCCAGATATTAAAATCCATTTTCCAATCTACTATCTCAACAGAACCTTGGAAGTCAATATACTTTACCCCATCAATTATCTGTGAGCGGAATGTAATCCGATCACCATCCGCCTGCTGCCAGCCGTCCGGACGCATCAACCGTACCCATGCATCTTTGACTTCTTGCACTGTTATCATACTGTCTCCTTATCTTTCCAAGCCAGATAATGTTTTCCTCTCACGATTAGTTCCCTTGGCTCTTTGCCCAAATTACAAAACCTATCACGTGCAACCCCAAGCCATTCAGCTGCCCCAGTTATACCTTGAAACCGCTTGATACCATGTTCTGAAGAAATGCAAACAACTGATGGCTTATGCCCACCATGATGGCCGCTCAATGCTTCCCGCCGTGGCTTTGACCGGTCGTTGGTCAGTAGCCGCCACACAGCATCATCACGGGACGAATCATTCGGAGCAATCGCCATTTCAGTCATTTTGTTCACCTGCATAATTTTGTATTTCATCTGCGATTGCATCAATGAAAGCATTATCATTAAGTATATTATCATATGAAACTTTTATAATGTAATTTATGCTATCAATAAATCGTTTTATTATACTAGCTGTATTTACAATAGAAACTTCTGTGGAAAATATTATAGAACCATCATCTTCATGTGTAAAAGTAGCAATTCCTGCTACAAGGTGTTTGTTTTTTTCTAGGTAATTAAATATAAGTTCAGTATCAAGTGTTTTTATAAATGTAATGTTAATTGTAACCTTGTTTGGTTGAGTAGATAATATGGTAACATGCCCTTCCAAATCATCTGTAAATTTCTTTTTAAATTCATACATTACCTGTTTCATTCTTTTACCTCCTCATTCCAGCATTGCTCACATGTTACCCAACGGCATCCAATTGTTTCCATATCTTTCATTTGCTCTGTTTCTGTATCAAGTTCAGGCCACATAATATCAAAGCCTCCGGGGCACGTTCGTTTTATAATTTCATTTTTAGAAAAACATTCTGCTAATATGGGATAATTTTTAAATAATACTTCGATTCGTGTCATTCTTTTGCCTCTGCGTTCCAGCATTGCTCACACGTGATTCCACGACACCCAATAATTTTGTTGTCTTTGGATAATGCCGTTATCTCGTCTAATAGTGGCTCGTTCTTTAAAAAATCTCCAGGGCAAGATTGCAAAAGCATTTTATTGCATTCATTCATGGCTTTTTCAATCCGTGTCATCGTCTACCTCGTCATCATCTGATAAAAAATCAATGATTTCTCCAGTACCATGACAGTATTCGCACTCGTTCCACCATTCTTTTGTAGTGCCATCTTCAAGATGTTCGATGTATAATTGGACTTTTGAACCTTCACACCAAGGACATATCATTATTCCACCTCCTTAACTGGAAGTATTTCTACCAAGATTGTAGAACCACCAAAGTCAACATTTGCCTTTTGCAGTATCCATGCAATAGTCTTGCTATCATCAACCGTTAGCACTTTTGTGCCGACGTATGAGCTGTAACCATCGGAAAATACATTTTTGACAACTACAGCTACTTTCATTCCTCTGCCTCCTTATTGCACGCCTCGTCGAATTTGGCCTGCTCGTATGCCTGCCATTCCTCACGGGTCATCTGTGCCACACGGTAGCGTGCCTCTGCATGACTTTCATCTTCCTCCGACGGTGGAGGTGAGAAAAACACTTTCAGGTGTGATAGAAATCGATAAATCCATGATGCTTTATTCATTTATCCCTCCTTCTTGAAAACTACAGTGAACATGCTTTCTGGGCACTCGTGAACCTCTCCCCACATATCAATAAAGTACAGCCTCCCATCTTCAGTGATAATAAAAGTGCTGTCCTTTAAACTAATCTCCCAGCCAGGTTCATCAATCGTTATTGATGACAGTTTATCAACTTCTTTACCTGTTGCGTTGTTAATTACAACAAATTTTGGTAACATTTGCTTGCCCCTCCTTTTTGGCAGAAACATGATTTTCAGCACGCATCCATTTTGTCCATCCAGAACTATCCTCGTTTATAAACCGTTCCCTCTTCCAGATTTCGCCTGTTTCACGACTTATTACATACACAGCATCACTGCCAATAGCTATCCTCAGGCTATTGGCAATCCTTTTTGCACCGATAATGCTTTTTGCCTCAACGTTAAATATTTTCTCGTTTGCAAACGCAATAATAAATTTTTGCATTATTGACCTCCTTCGTTGAAAACAATGCTGAACCGGTCATCTGGGCAGTAAGCCACTCCACCGCACTCATCTACCAAGAGCAACGTACCGTCATCTTCAAGCGCAAAGCCCTCTATATCCATCCACATAAGCCCTTTAGCCCAATCTTCAGTTTTTGCGATTGTGTACTCATCTGCTTCTTTGCCGGTTAGATTATCTATAACTATAAATGTTGGTAGCATTCACTGCCTCCTTTTATGCATGGATTTTAAAGCCTTATCAAGGCTCTTCTCAATATGATGCCATCTCCAATCGTCATAGGAATCAAGCTTATCCTCTTCTTTCTCCTCTATTTCCTCCCTGTTTTCCCGTTCCAGTGGTGGGTCAGGATTATCCAATAAGCCACAATCATCATATACCATTATGTACCTTCCTTATATACTATATTATATCACATTTTTTCATTCTTTTACTGCTCCAGCCAAATTTTCTATAAAATATTTGTTTGCAAGCAGAAATAAAGCCACAATCATCATATACCATTATGTACCTTCCTTATATACTATATTATATCACATTTTTTCATTCTTTTACTGCTCCAGCCAAATTTTCTATAAAATATTTGTTTGCAAGCAGAAATATCATAACTAATGGGAATAGCAACAGCACACTTGCTGCAAATGCTTTCCCAATAGGGTTCACATATGAATCGGCATTTTGCCTAAACATAGCAAGACGCATAAGCCCAACAAGCAGTGTTTGCTTTTCAGCATCTTGCAGTACAAGCATTTGCCATATGTAGTCCTGCAATGAAGCTATACCAGAAAACAATGCTAATGTTGCAACAAGCGGTTTGCTGATAGGTACAACAATCAGTCGAAGTATCTGAAACTCACTTGCTCCATCCATTCGTGCTGATTCAATCAATGATTTAGGAATAGTATCAAAATAATTCCTTGCAAGATACATGTTGATTGGTGAAAACACTAAAGGAAAAATAACAGCAGAAAGTTCACCTTGTATGTTGAGTTTCTTGATAATAGTGTACCACGGAATGATAAGCGATATTCTTGGTATCATCATTCCAATAAGTAGTACAACCCAAAGCTGTTTCTTGAACTTGAATGTATACTGGGAAAAAGCATATCCAGCAGTTATTGAAACAAATGTTGAAAGAAACACAGTTGCAAACACTACAATAACTGTGTTCTTCAGCCAAACAACCGTGTTCATACTGATGAAATATTTGTAATTTGAAAGTGTAACTTGTGGTGGAATGAAAGCAGGTGGCATCTTGATGAAGCCAGAAATATCTTGAAAACTGCCTTCAATCATCCAGTAGAGTGGAAGAAAGAGAAGTAATAGCAAAAGTGAAAGACTTATCTTTGTAAAAAGATGCTTCATTCTTCTATTTCTTTGTTCCAGCACTGTTCACAAGTAATGCCACGACAACCTATCCTATTGCCATGTTCATCCTTCATCTCTGTTCTTTTATCAAAACGAACACCGTCATCAAAATAGTCGTCAGGGCAATGCAAAGTAAGATAATCTTGTATAAGTTGTTCAAGTTTTGTCATTATAATCCTTCTTTTTCCTTTTGCACCACAAAATCCCAAATAATGATGTACAATGGTATAACTTGCCATCTATTCTTTTTAATACAGGCATTGGGACAAAAAATGCCCTTAAACCAGACTTTATTCGTCCTATGGCAAATTCATCAAGCATAATTCTATACTTCACACCATTATGAGTTTTCATTCCACAACCTCAAACTTTGCTCTATTCTAAATTTAGATGATTTTGATGTGTGCCTTTTTATCAAGAAATCTTGAAAAGAGCTTTTCTTAAAAAAATCAACTTGGTTTGTATAAGAACAAATATCTATATAAAAAGGATTATATACACTACCCCAACAAGAAATATCTCTCATAACATATGGTAAACATTTATGATTTTTCAAAAAAATGATTCTTTGTACTGTTTCTCTAATAGACATATCAGGATGAACATATACAAAAAATCTTAATTGCCAATCTTTTGCCCATTTCAAAAGAGACAGTTTTTCCTCAATTATATCTTTGTATGCATATGAATCAAACGCAAAGGTATATTCACCCCAATAATTAAGTTCTGATAACAGTTTTGAATTTCTTTCATTCAGCAACCTAATATCAAGTCCTTGATTAAATTGACATTTTATTTTCTTATCAACCAACTCTTGCAATATCTGCTCGTGATCTGGAAAAGCTAGAATATTATTATCAAGAAATTTTACTTGTTTATGCCTAACGATGTCATCTATATTGTTTACTTTATGAATGTAACCTTCCTTTTTCGGAACTTTACAAAAACTACAATTCCTTATACAACCTCTTGTAATGAATCCATATGATGTGTGATTGTTTGGGTATAAACTATAATCGGGTTCAAAATATTCTATTTCATCTGGTAGTACTGTAGTTAGATCAAAACCAGTCCCACCGAATATAATGTTTTTACCTTTTATATAAGGAGCATTACCATCAAAAACAACAGAGCAGTATACTATATCAAACTCATCAAGTAGCGTATGAGGAACATAATATGTGATTTTCTTTCTAGTAGGGTAGTATGGCAAGTTGCATTTATGAAGTATCACATCATCCCCCTTGCTTTTATGCCACCCACCTAATTTCATTAGTGGCAGATTAGGTATAACTGAATCAGCATCAATTAACAATACTTTCATCAGTAGTTTTCTCCATTCTATACTTCATGCTCAACCTTCCTTTTCAGGAGTGAAAGCACAACAACAACACAAAGCAAAAGCACACTTTCTGCTGACGCCATACCCCATTGTGATAGTTTGAATCCCATTGTATAGATACAGAATGTTGGAGTATATGCATATTGCTGTGGCACAAGAGCATATATTGTTTCAAAAATTTGCAATGCATTTATCATTGCAAGCAAAGCAACAAGTGAAAGTGTGGGAAATATCATTGGCAATAGTATTTTCCATTTTATCTGCCGTTCACTTGCACCATCAATCATTGCCGCTTCAATGATACTTTTATCAATGCTCAGCAAGTTTGCAAGAATAATAATAACAAATGTTCCAAATGAGGAAACTACAACTACAAACACCACAACAGGAATTGCTGTTGCACTTTGCCCAAACCAGTTTACTTTATCAATGCCAACTAATGATAATAACCAATTTGCTACACCATTTGCTGAGAATATCCAGCGCCATACTTGTGCAATGATAATGCCTGCCGCTAATACTGGAATGTATACAAGTATTCGTGTGATATCCTGCCATCTTTTATTCAGCTTGAATACTGCGAGAGCAACAGTAACACTCATAAACAAATGCCCAAATGTTAGCAGAATAACATAGAAAATTGAGTTCTTCATTGACTGCAAGAACATCTCATTGCTGAAAAGTGCTTTGTAGTTATCTAATCCAACAAATGTAGATGCTATGAAGTTTGTTTTGTAGAGGCTCATTCTGACAACTTCAAAGATAGGCCATCCAGTAAAAAGCAGAAAGAAAAGTAATGCTGGAAGAAGCAGAATGAGTGAAGTTATCTTCATACCATTTTACGTTCTTTCATAACTACAATCTTATCACCAGGCTTCCAATCTGTATATAGTTTTCTATATATTTCAAGAAGTATATTTTCAGCATCATTCTTATTGAATACTGAAGTCTGTGTTCCAATAATGCTGTTTTCATACACAGAAACTAATGCTATATCATGCTTTATTACAATTTCATTTTCCATAATTCATGCCTCCAAATAATAAAATAAGATGGCTTGATACAGTATATTGCTGTACCAAGCCATAAGACGAATGGAACTTATTTCTTTACTGAACTCAATGCTTTCTCAAACTTTTCAATAGCTTCCTTCGGAGTAAGTTTGAAAGTAAGTACCTGCTGAAGAATAGGAAACTGCATTGCACGTCTTTCAACAAAGCGTGAATCAGTCAGCCCCACATCCTGTAGGCCATTCTTTGCTATAATATCAATAACCTGCTGTGTTTCTGCAAGCTGTGGCTTAGTAGCAACATCAGTTCTTGCTGAATATACTCCTATTTCCTTTGTGGCTGTTTCAAAGACTTTTGGTGAGTACAGATATTCAAGAAACTTTACTGCAACTTTATCAATATCAGTTCCAGTTTTATGAATTACTGCTACATTTCCATTGAAGTAAGTAGGCACTTTATCAACACCAGTAGCTCTTGGGAACGGCACATATTTTACTCTAAATGGTTTTGTAATAATGCCTTGCTTAATTGCAGATTCCCAATATGATGCCATCCAGTTTGGGAAAAATGCTGTTGCAGCAAGCTGTCCTGATGCCCACTGCATTACATAGTCATCATCACACAGTGTTGCAGCATTTGGGGGAACATACTCATTCTTAACAAGTGTCTGGTAGAAAGCATATACTTTCTCACCACCATTCTTTGCAACAAGGGCAGTATCATAATCTCCATTCTCATACCATTTTACCCCAAATGTTGCATACCAGCCATTGATAAGATAATCACCAGACTGATTCGCAGCAAACATTCCTGTTGCCCACTTCTTGCCTTTATACTTCTGTTTCACAAGTTCAGCCATCTTCAAAAAGTCATCAACAGTCCAGTTATCAGGAACTTTGTAACCAATTTCATCCATAATATCAAGATTGATGCACATTCCCTGTGCTGAACCAAGCCCAGGCAAGCCAAGCACATTGCCATTCTTTGTATACATCTTCAGTGTTGTTGCATCCCACTTGTCCAAATCTTTGAATACACCATTCAGCGGAAGTGCAAAACCATCAACCATGTACTTGCTTGCTCTCACCATTGAATCATAGTAGATATTTGGTACATTTCCAGCGGCAAGCATAGCATCCATTGTCAGTGAACTTCCATCCGACAAATCAATCTGCAATACTTTGACTTTCACATTCGGAAAGTCTTTCTTGAGCTGTTCCTCAGCATAAGCAAAATCAGTAGTGTTACCAATTTTTGTTGGCCCCACTGACAGCACAGTAAGAGTTTGCCCAAATACTGCAATACCAGCCATGAGCAACATTGCAAGAACAATTGCTTTCTTCATTTCAATAAACCTCCATAAAATGAAAAGATGTGCTTATTATATAACAGAATATGTTGAAATTTTAAGTACTTTTATTTCAAATTACTTTATGATATAATCTACAATGAATCTGAACTGCACCATTGTGCAGGGTAGGATTCCCCAGGCTTATCAATTTTGATTTGCCCAGTGATACTCATCTACCTATGGTAGAATGAGCTGAGGGGCTGGTTAACAGCCAGTTCCCTTGACTCTAGCTAGTATGTCTACTAGCTAGAGCCTTTCTATGTGCAAATGCCCTATCGTTCCATATTCTTCTAATGGATAATATTCTTCAACTAAATTTGCTAACTCAATAATAGCTTCCTCAAATGTATCAGCCCCACAATCCAATCGAACATCATGGAAATGAACCCATTTACCACCAAGTGTTTTCTGAATATTTTCATCAGTTTCCTCATACCAAGGCCCAAATTCCAACCAAACTTCCGTTTTTGTGTTTTTACTTTCATCATCATCTATTTTATGAGTAGCAGGGTTAACTTTTTGTACATCAATATTCAGAAGGTACTGGAAATCACTAGACTCAATAGCTCCACCGTATATATGTTTGGTAGCTTCATACAAAGGCTTACTTATAAATGCTCCGTGTTCTACAAGATACCACCATGCTTCATAAAAATCTGTAAATTTTTTCATACAATACCTCCTTAACCATCATCTTTTAACAGCTATTGACAATTTGCATAATTCTGCGTTCTGAAAGAGCATAGTTTTTTGCAAGATGCTTGTACACATCCATCTTGTTTTTTCCTGATGCAACAAGTTGTTCATACTCATTCTTTATTATGCTGTCTCGTTGCAACGGAAGTGGCTTATCTGGAATATAAATCTTCAAGCCACCAAGCAACTCACAGATTTCCTGCATCTTCTCCTTTCCAACAATGTTCTGTAGTATTGAACCTGCTGATGTTTCCTTCATAAGCTATCCATCCTTTGCGATGCTTTTTGAAAATAATGTTTCAAATGTACTCCAAGCCATTGTAACTGTTGTTACTGGCAATGATTTTGTACGAATAACAAGAAGCCAGTTTTCTTCATCAGCATATTTTCTTGCCTGCTCTACAAATGCATGAAAACTGATATTCTCACAACTTTTGCACTCAACTACAAATGGAAACTTCTTCTTTGCTTCACCACGAAGGATAACATCTGCACCGCTTTGCCCCATCTCTCTTGAATGAATCTCACAATTATCATCATGCTGATTAAATTGCATACCAAGCAACTGGGCAATACGTTCTGCAACCCAATACTGTAAGTTTCTGCCTTTTGATTTTGCACTTGAAGTCTTTATGGTAGTTTCAGATCGTTGTAACTTCTTTACGATACTTTCAGCAGATGCAACAGTACTCAATGAAGCTACTATGGTGTTACGTTCTTTATCGGTCAGATGTATCCATCGTGATGCCATACATGCTCACTCCTTTGATGTCATTTTCAGAAGAATTGAATCCATGCCAATTGCTGCATACACATCAAGTAGCTTCTCGTTCTCCGTATTTGCTTTAAGTTCAGCAATAGCCATTGAACTTGTTTTTCCAGTTTGTAAAATACTTATGTATTGCATCCATACTTCATACAGTGCATGTTCATCAACACCAAAATCTTCAATGATACTTATATCAGGCTGTACTTTCTCGGTCTGTTTGTTGCTACCGACTTCTCTATTGTTTCCCATTTTTCCTCCACCCTTTTCTGAAGCTCTTTCTCCAGATGATTGCTTTCAATAAATGAGATTAACTCATTCCGACCCATCTTTGCCATAAACTGTTGATTAAACTTATCTTTCAGCTTTTCATTGTTTGAAAGCCATTCAACAACCTCACTTTTCTTCAATGTAGGCTTTACTGTTTTTCTATATTCCTCTTCAACACCATTCTCAATAAGAAATTGTTTTAGGTTTTCAAGATTCAGCTCCTTTCCATCCCATGATGCTTCTGCTCCTTTTACCAGCTCACCTTTATCTGTTCTAAAATCAAACAGATAATCTAAGTTTGTAGCAATGTCATCAACTCCATAATCAAACTTCAAATCAAAGTATATTTCTCTGAATGGCCGTGGTGTTTTGCTCTTCGTTGTTTTTGCTTTGATAGTTGCACCTACTACAATTCCTTTTGCCTTTACTTTGTTGACCATTGCAAGCCACAATACGGTATGTGCATAAAAGTCCATTGCTTTACCACCAGTACGCACATATTTCTCAAAGCTCATAGGTTCAACATTTTCTCTTACTTGTGAGATAATCACAAGTAAACAGTTTGTTTTTTCCAATATCCCAGCCATTTGTGGAAAGAACTCTTGGGAAAGATACTTTGCTTTTCCCATTCGATAAGAATTTTGCTTTGCCTCTTTTCCCTCCTGTGCTTTTTTGTAGTGTTCATCGGCCAACTCATCAAGCTCTTTTGATGTTAGCCCATCAAGTGAATCAACACCATAAATACCAACTTCATTTGGCTTCAACGATTCTGCAAAGCTCCGCACATTCACATACAATTCTTCAACAGTACTTGATTTTGTTCTTTCAGCACTATCTTGTGGCATAATTTCAAATCCATACAAATTTTTTGTATCGAATGTAAACCCGCTTTCGCAGTCATCATACACCCATTTGAAGTTCTTGCCATACCTGTAGTAGTTTGCTGCAATAAGCTCACACAAAAGAAAACTTTTTGAAGCGGCCTTATCACCCACAATGTTAATAATCTTCCCATATGGATAACCATACCCAACACCACCACCTACACATAAATCAAGTAAAAATGAACCAGTTGGAGCATAAAATTGCTTTGGTTTTGTTTCTTCTGTGCCATTCATTATCACATTCCTTATCTCATCGGTATTCATAGCTTTTGCATAATCTTGCTAGTAAGTACAATTATATTATACTTACTAGCAAAAAGATACTATTTCTTCAGCTTTTTTGAAGCTCTGTAGCAATCAGAAAAAACTTCGCAATCATCACATTTTGGGTCAGTTTCACAATCAATTCCAAAGCGAAGCCCATATGGACATTTGTTATCTTCAACTTCAACTGGTGCTTTCTTTTGCTTTGCTACAGGCTTCTCTTCATCTTCTTCAACTGGTGCTTTTTTTGGTTTTGCTACAGGCTTATCCTCATCTTCATCATCTTCAACTGATGCTTTCTTTGGCTTTGTTACGGGTTTTTCATCTTCCTCCTCATCTTCCTCCTCCTCTTCTTCTTCCTCTTCCTCTTCTTCCTCAACTGCTACTTCATCTTTTGTTTCACCGTAGTCATCGTCCTCACCATAGAAAAGCTTCTCAATATCCTCATAAGAATGTACTACAAGAAATTCATCAAGGCTGAGAATATCTTTCTTCAGTGCCTTATCAAGTGGCTCTTCCCTATCCACAAACTTAAATGATTTAAACTCAAAATACTTCTTGCCAGCACCAAAGCTCTCTTCTGTTGCTCTAAACTGAACTGCTTTCCCATTCCTGAAGTCTACAAAATCAATCGCTTCATCTCCATCACTTGCTGCACCAGCTTCATCCATCATTTCCTTATGAAAATTCTTGAAGCTTGCTTGAAAAATCTGTACACCAGCATTTGTATCATCTGCATCAACAATGTTGTAGAATACTCGATGAGAAGGATTCAGTTTTGATGCTTCATCTTTCTTTCCTTCTTCACGTAGTTTATCTGCCTGCTCGCAGATGGGGCATGGCTTTCCAAAATTGCGTTTGGGGCAAAGAATTTCAGCACCACTCGGCCCTACAAACTGATGAATCCAAATATCAAGTACAAAATCTTCATCACCTATTTCAGCATCCTTTGAACGAACCAAAGGATGATTCTTCGTTTTAATTGTATAAGGAAGAATGTTTATAGTATTACGCTTTGATGCTTTTGGCTTCCAAAATTTTACATCTTCTGGAAAGTTCAATGCTCTAGCTCTTGTTCCAGAACCTTTGTCCCTGTCATGATACCTCTTTTTCAGAATATCTCTCAAATTTGACATTGTGTTAGTCCTCCCTGAACTTCATATATTTGATAGTCTCTTTCTCAAGTGCTGACAGCACTTCCTGTACATTCTGCCCGTCATTGATGGCAGCAGTAAGTTCAATATCCAGCGTTTCATAATTGCCAAGATTGAACTTCCTTCTAAATGAAACCTCCTTCACTGTAACATCATCAATCTTCATCTTTCATTACCTCCTTTCTTTTCTTCAGCATTTTCCGCACATCACTTGTAGCTACATCTGTATCTTTTGCCCCGCCATTTGGTGTAGCATAGAACCCTTTGATAAGAAGCTGTGTCAAGTCATCAAGCATAGAACGCCGATGCTCCATTGCTGAACGTGCAGCTTCAAGCGTGTAAACTTCTGCCTGTAGCTGTCGTACTTCTTCCTTTACTGCCAGCACATCTTTATGCATGGTAACTTTTGCAGCAACACCAGCCTCCGTCATCTTTCCATCAGCATCTTGATTCCATGTTGCTCTGATAGTGCTTTCAACTTCAGCAAGCAACAGTTTGAGTTTGTCGTTTGCTGCATCTACTTTTGCTTTTGCTGTAGCAAGTGCATCAGCAACTTGATGGTACAGCCCAGCATGTTCCTGGCACTCATCAGGAAGTCTGTATTTGTTAATCTTCACCATCTCTGCAAAGTTCATTCGTCCGTCTCCTCCTCATATTCATCAAACATTTCATCAAACTCATCATCAACCATGTCTCCATCAATGAATGGTTCATCCTCTTCGATGTCTGGCTCATCTTCATTTGTGTCAAATTCTTCCTCATCAAGAAAATCATCTTCTAAATCTTCCATAGGTTTCTCCTTTTCTGGGTCTATTAAACTATTAGCTAACTCAATCTGCACCTTGCCCCCATTTCTCTTTGCTTTGATTGCAGCAGCAGAAAGCTGCAATTTTGAATCCGTCTTTCTTTCTTTTGGTAAAACATTTCCAGCCAACTTTACAATATATGCAAGAATTGATTCAAACTTCTTAGTTTCAGTTTTTGTAAAATCAGTCCCATTCTTTCCAGCAGTCAGCTTAATTCCAAAGTAAGTAGCTATCTCTCGAACTAATGTAATAGGAACTTGATACTTTTCTGAAAGCTCTTTACTTGTCATTTGCTCACTCCTTCTTATACATATATTATATCACATTCTTTAAGAAATTGTTCGCAAACATGCTAAAGTTATTCCAAATTTTCCATTATTGTAGGTTGGCTCGGAAAAAGCTTCAAGAGCCAGCATTGCTCGTGGACTTTTCTTTCCATTCAAAAGCACTGCATTCATGTAGCCAAGCACTGCATACCGCACATTTTCTGAATCAGTAAGCTTGCCATTTGCTGAAAGTTTCTTCAATAGAGATGCAATAGCTATCCAGTTACTTCTCTCATCAAGCAATGCTCTGCATAGCTCAATCACTTCAGCATCATCTTCTGTAATATGGTTATGCTTGATAAACTTTATCTGTTCTGCTTCATCAAGCTCTATTACTTGTTCAAGCAATACTAATGCTCTTCGTGGGCAGCCATCTGAAGCTAGTGCAATTTCTTCAAGCACTTCTTGTGAAATTGAAAGTTCTTCAAGTTTTATTACTCTTTTCAGCAATTTTACAAGCTGTTCTTCCTTCAAAAGCAAAAACTTCACTTCTGTACATCGTGTTTTCAGTGCAGGTATCAGCTTTTGTGTATCAGTTGTACAAAGAATAAAGTAGACATGAGCAGGAGTTTCTTCGAGCGGCCTGAGCATAGCATTTTGGAAGTCTGCAGTTGTTTTCTGACATTCTTCAATAATATAAACAGTACAATCACCAGACATCGGTGTCATTCTCATCTGCTGAATAATCTCTCGTGCAGTATCAATACCTCTGTTATTTGAAGAATTTATCTCGTGAATATCAATATCATCTGCTCCAAGTTTCTTTGCAATGATTCGTGCTGTGGTAGACTTCCCAGTGCCGGCTGGCCCAGAAAGAAGGAATACGTGTGGCCTATCCTTTCTCTCAAGCAATGATTGAAGCGATTGCAGGGCAAGTTCATTGCCAATCATCTCACTGAAATCAGTTGGTCGATACCTCAAATACAAACTAGCCATGCT